GTGGGAGCGGTGACATCATCGAAGGCCTCTTCTCGGAAGTGTTGGATCTGCTGAATGAGCAGGTAGATGTGGAAGTATGAAGTGGAAGGAGCCCCCCCTCAATCCCCCCCGTGGGACGGAACGGGGGGGAGGATACGTGTGTTACGAAAGGGACATGGCGATCCCCCCCCTCAATCCCCCGCGTGGGAGGGAACGGGGGGGAGGATACGTGTGTTACGAAAGAGACATGGCGACCCCCCCCTTAATCCCCCCCGTGGGACGGAACGGGGGGGAAGCAGATGTGGAAGTATGATTGGACGCGACTGGACCTTTGCTGAGAGTGGTGATGGACTTATCGTGTAGTCTTGTAGTGGGGTAGGATCGTGGGATGGGCTCGAGGTGATAGACGACTGAAGTCGTGACTACGAACGATCTAGTCTGGTGTGAGTATGGCTGAGCGGAGCGATAAACGAAGAAGGGCAGTGGAGTTGGCATGTGCGTGGTTGTCGGATGTGGGGCGGTTCAGCAGGCACGTGATTGGGCGACCGCTGAGGGGCTACCAGGTAGAGGTGGCGCAGGAGATCGCGCGGGCAGTGTTAGGCAGAGGAGGGGGGACTTACGCGGTGATGATGAGCCGTCAGGCGGGTAAGAACGAAACAGCGGCTCAGCTCGAGGCCTACCTGATGAACGTGTTCCAGAGGGTGGGGGGATTCATCGTGAAGGCGTCGCCCACGTTCAAACCACAGACGATCAACAGCATCATGAGACTGGATACGTGCCTCGACAACCGGTGGAACGCGGGCCGGTATCGTAGAGAGAAGGGGTACATGACGAGGCTGGGTAATGCTCGGTGTGTGTTCTTCTCCGCTCAGCCAGGTGCCAACGTGGTGGGCGCAACCGCTAACATTCTGCTGGAGTGTGACGAGGCCCAGGAGGTGCTGGAGTCGAAGTGGAGCAAGGACTTTCGACCCATGGGGGCCTCGACCAATGCTGTGACGGTGCTGTGGGGGACGGCGTGGACCAGCACGACGTTACTTGCTCGGACCATCGGTGCTCTTCGAAGGCTGGAGAAGCGGGACGGGCGAAGGCGGGTGTTCTTGGTTCCATGGGAGAGGGTGGCGGAGGAGGTCCCGGCCTACGGTGATTACGTGCGGGGAGAGATACAGCGGCTGGGGCGGAATCATCCCCTGGTGAAGACGCAGTACTTCCTCGAGACGATTGATGGTGAAGGGGGGATGTTCCCGAGGGATCGGCAGGCTCAGATGCGGGGTGATCACGAGCGGATTGATGCGGGTGTGCCTGGCCGGGAGTATGCGCTGCTGGTGGACGTGGCCGGGGAAGATGAGGAAGTCGAGGATGGGACGACTGAAGTCGTTATTACGAACCAGCTGGGGCGGAGGGATTTCACGGCGGTGACGGTGGTGGAGGTTGATCGTTCGACGTGTGGGGATATGCTGATCGGTGCGCCCTCTTATCGTGTGGTATGTCGATATTGGTGGCGTGGGGTGAAGCACGTGAGGATCTACGCCAAGATCGTGGATCTGGCAAAGAACGTGTGGAAGGCTCGCTGGGTGGTGTGTGATGCTACGGGTGTGGGTGCCGGCATGGCGTCTTTCCTGGAGGCGACGTTGCCCGGGAAGGTGATGCCTTTCGTGTTCAGTAGCAAGAGCAAGTCAGATCTCGGGTGGGCTTTCCTGGCTGTGTGTGATACGGGGAGGTTCAAGGATCACGCGGATGATCACTCGCCGGAGTACGCGCAGTTCTGGCGGGAGGTTGACCAGGCGGACTACGAGATTCTGGATGGGCCGGGCAAGCGGATGCGGTGGGGTGTGTGGGATCCACTGGTGCATGATGATCTGCTGATCAGTGCTAGTCTGTGCTCGCTGCTGGATGAGGCGGCGGGTGTGTATGTGGAGAGCGCAGTTGTTGAGGCGGAGGATGTGTTGTAGGGCGGGAGTAGGGAGTCCTTCGACAGGCTCAGGATGACAGGGAGTAGTGAGTAGCGCCAAGGGGAGAGAATGTTTGCTGACGGTTCTATCGTGGGGCGTGGGTGTTCAGAGTACGGCGATGGCGGTGATGGTGGCGTTGGGGGATCTGCCGCCGGTGGATATCGTTTTGCACATAGACACGGGGTGGGAGCGGAAGCCTACGATCGCGAGTCGAGATTGGTACAGTGCGTGGCTGAGGGATCACGGGGTGAAAGTGGAGATCCACAAGGGGGATTATGACGTGAAGCTGGACGGGGCGGCGGCTCATCGTCACATCCCATTTTGGACGTCGGGTGGTCCTCTGACGCGGCAATGCACGCGAGAGTACAAGATCAGGCCGATGCGTCGACGGGTGCGCGAGTTGATGGGCTATCACAGGAGTGATCCTCCTCACCCAAAGCGTGGGAGTGTTGAGCAGTGGATGGGGATAACGACAGACGAGGCGAGGCGGGAGAGTGAGAGTCGGGTCGCCTACGTGGTGAAGCGGTATCCGCTGATCGAGAAGGGATTGAGCCGGCAGGATTGTGTCGCTTACCTGGAGGGTCACGGGCTGCCGGTGCCGGTACGGTCTCATTGTGCGTGTTGTCCTTTGCAGACGGCGAGGGAGTGGCTGGAGGTGAAGCGTGAGGATCCGGAGGGGTGGGCGGATCTGATTGCGTTTGACGAGTACGTGCGGGATAACCCACTGCTGGGCATAGGGGTGAGAGCGGCTGAGTTGTTCGTCTACGTGGGCAGGATTCCGTTGGCGGAGGCGGACCTGGAGGCGGATGCGGCGAGGTGTCGGTAGATTTTCCACAGATTACGCAGATTACACAGATTGGGAGCGGTCAGCGGTCAGCTTTCAGCTAAAAGCAAAACCAAGGACTCCGATAGCCGATAGCTTTTGCTCTTGACTTTGTAGTTAGCTGACTGCTGATAGCTGATAGCAAGGAGTAGACCATGGGAATCAGAGACACACTAGCTCAGTTCATATTTGGGGATGTGATTGACAGCCGGGTGCGGGCGGCTGTGAAGGTGATCGATGACAAGTGGTGGGCGCAGATCGCGGGTGCTGTGGGACCGCATGACGTGCAGTGGCATGAGAAGCAAGCGGAGTTGAGCGATGCGCTGGAGGCCTGGCGCACGAACCCGATGGCGTTCCGAATCGTGTCGTTGATGACTGATTACGTTGTGGGCTCGGGGATCCGGATTCTCTCTGGGGTGCCGTGGGTGCAAGACTTCATAGACTCGATGTGGGAGCATGGCCGGAACCGGTTGGACATGAGGGTGTACCGTTGGTGTGACGAGCTGACGCGATCGGGGGAGTTGTTCCTGGTGCTGTCGACTAACACCGCTGATGGGATGACGTATATCAGGGAAGTGCCAGCCTCCAGGATAGACAAGATCGAGACGGATCCGAACGATTACGAATTAGAGCTTCGCTACCACGAAATGAGGTCAGCAACGGGGCAAAACAGAGAGGAAGTCGGCTTAGAAGGCCGCTGGTGGACGGCGGCGGAGGCTCCTGGAGCTGTGGCGATGAAACAGGTGATGCTCCACTATGCTATCAATCGTCCCATCGGGTGTGTACGTGGCCAGGGGGATCTCGCTCCGATTCTGGAGTGGCTGGGCCATTACAAGAACTGGGTTGAGGACCGGGTCCGAGCGAACAAGTACAAGAACGCGTTCTTGTGGCAGGTGACGTTGAAGAACGCCACTCGAGATCAGATAGTGGCCAAGCGGTCACAGTACGCGCGTCCTCCTTCCCCTGGCAGTATCCTGATCACTGACGAGAACGAAGAGTGGAAGACGGTTCAGCCCGAGCTTCAGGGCTGGGATGCGGCGAGTGATGGTAAGGCGATTCGGTTGATGGTTGCAGTGGGGGCCGGAGTTCCACTTCACTTCTTGAGCGAGGGGGAGAGTGCCACGAAAGCCACGGCGGCGGAGATGAGTGATCCTACGTTCCGCCATTACGTGCACCGGCAGTTGTTCTTCTGCGAGATGCTGATGGACATTGTGAGAATCTGCGTAGGTCGTGCCCGAGCTGTTGGTCGGGGATGGGGCTGGCAGGATCTGAAGCTGAGCTACGAGGTGCAGGATCTGACGAAGGATGACAACGAGAAGCTGGCGACGGCCGGCAAGACGATTGTCGAGGCTCTGGCGGTGATGAAGGCTGAGGGCTGGGTCGATGACGAGACGGCGATGAGGATGGCGTACAGATTCGCGGGCGAGCTGGTGGACGTGAATGAGTTGATGCGGCGGATGGGGATGAAGGATCCGCGGGGTGCGGCTACGGGTCCGGGGCCCGGGAGTAGTGAAGCTATCAGCGATCAGCAGTCAGCTATCAGCTAAGGGCAAAGGGGGGTGGTGTGAGTAAGAATAGTGGTGGCACGGGATGCGGTTGGTTCTTGGGGCTGGTGGCGATGGCGGCGGCTGTCGGTTCGGTGTACGTGAGTGCCAGTGTTGGTGCAGGGGCGCTCACGGATGGGGCTATCGGTGTGAGTGCTGAGAGTCACGATGTGGCGGGGTTGCTGATCGTGGTGGCTCTGGTAGCGTTGGGGATGGCGGGAGTAGGGAGTAGGGAGTAGGGCGGGCGCGGAGGTGGGGCTTCCGAGGGATGCCCGTGATCCGGGGAAAGGAGCGGAGGATGAAGTTGGGTGTAATTGATGGTCAAGATGTGCGGGTGAAGCTGGGTGTGTTGGATCCGGTTGGGGAGGCGGGGCTGTTCGACGTGGTGTGCATCCGGCCAGGTAAGGCGAACGGGGTGGAGTTCTCGGCGGGTGTGCTTCGTGATGCTGTGGAGATGTTCGAGGGTGCGAATGTGTTCATAGATCACGGTGGGTTCTTCGAGGCCAGCAGGAGCGTGAAGGATCTGGCTGGCGTGATCACTCTGGCGCGGTATGAAGAGGGCAAGGGGATCACGGGCCGTCTGCGGTTGGTGTCTGCGTCGGAGTGGTTGGAAGGGTTCCTGCGTCAGTTGGTGGCGGACCGTGACCGAGGCCTGGCTGTTCCTCGGGTGGGGCTGAGTGCGGATCTGTATATCAGGAGAAAGGGGGAGAATGTCGAGGAGATACGGCGGGTGAATAGTGTCGATATAGTCTTTGATCCTGCTGCGGGTGGTAGTTTTGAGCGGGTGTTGAATAG